GGATGAAAGACCATAACCGCCACCAGCAGATTCAGTTCCACCTGCGCGGCGTTGAGCCTCGTCACGGAACCAATCGTTCTTGGTGTAGGTAAAGAATTTATCAGACTTCTTATCCACAGGAATTACTGGGAATACTTTGTCTGCAATGAAGTTGTCCTGATTTTGTAGGTACGCAACTGAGATATTAGTCAGAATCGCATCTACGTGGACTGAGTTTAGATTTGGCTGTGGCATTTTTAGTTACCCTCCTTAAGCCGCGCGGTGCGGATTCGCACAGTTGATTACGGCGGTGACAACATTTGCATCAGCCGCAGATTCGGTAATTAGTGTTCCAACAACATACTTCGTTGTATCAGTTCCAGCGACAAGAGCAACTGCCTTACCTGCTGAAGATGTACCAATTTGCGCGCCTTCTGCGATTGCCGCACCAGCAACAATCTTTGTACCTCCGACAACAAGCACTTCTGCTTCCTGTCCTGAAGTTGGAGCGTTCTGTAGTACGCCAACTGGAATATCAGTTGCCGCCGCTGCTGCGACTGCTTGACCTGATGAATCCAACTTGACGAATGTGTACTGCTTTGTCGAAAGGTCAGCACCCGCTACGAGTGTTACCTTTACGGAATAATTACTAATTTCGTATGCCATTTACTTAGCACCCTTCTCATTTAGATACTGATTGTAGAGGTCTGGATTTGAAATAACAGCATTTGAAAATGCTTGTTCAAATGTAAGACCGCTTTTGCCCTCAGTGACAGCCTTTGCCATTGAAGTTAGTTGCTCGTAAGCATTTCCAGTTGTTGGATTTGCTGACTTACCAATTTCCGCAAAAATGTTTGCTGACTCTGCTTGTGCATTAACAGAAGACAATGCTTCCTCAACTGACTTGGCAAGGTCTTCATTGATTTCTGCGAGTTCACGAAGTGCTGGTCCAACCTTCTCGGCGTCAAGACCTAAGAACTTCCAAGCCTTTGCCTTCTCGACTGCTTCTCCGTTTGCGCGAGCAACACGCTCTGACTTCAATACTGCTTCGATTTCAGCAACGCGAGCCTTTGACTCATTTGCTGACTTCTCCATAGTTTCTAGCATTACGCGAACCGCTTCTGGGGCTTGCTTGATGAGTGAAGAAATATCTTCTTCCTTCTTCATTTCATCTTCTTTATCAGTCATCTTTGCCAACTTTTTCATAGCCTTGTCTAATTCTTCCTCAAGGTCTTTGATTTTTTTCTTCATGTCATCATAAGACATTTTTTCGTCTTCTGGCTTCATCATTTTTTCTTTATCTTCTTCAGGCATGTTCATCGCCTTCTGTGTTTCATCTTGGGCCATTGGTTCCTCCTCAGTCCCTCTCTGGTTCAGACTTTCATCTGACTGGTTTTCTGTTTTGTTTAGGTCTGAAAGAAGGTCGTCCATACTGGTCAAATTGTCTGACTTGATGACTAACCAACCTTCATGAAGATGAGCGGGATGGTCTACGCCTGATGTTTCTTCAATGTTCAAAGAAACCATCTTACGGGCTTTAGGCATTCTCACTCCTGTTCATTACAGATAGTTAAGCATCGTGCCACCATCTATTTTCCGAGGGTAACATACGATGGGATTATTTTAGCGAACCATTACCATTATTTGCTGCGGTAGTCGTGTCGTGTAACTTCGTGTTGAGAGCCGTGTCTTTTAATTGCTGCGAAACCCAACAGTCCGTACAGATAATAGTGCCTTGCCAGTCCTTGCCTGAAAACTTAGGATTGAAATACCTTTCGCACCTTGGGCAGTTCTTAGCCTTAGACATTACTTAACTGGTCCACCAGTAATCCATGCTCGGCAGGTTCTTGCCGCAGCGCATTTAAAGTCGAAAATCTCGCAGTATCCGAGTTCCCCTGCTTCGTCAATCGAATCAAACTCATCCTTGCGTTCGCCTCCAGTTAAACCAGCGGAGATACATTCCTTCATTTCTGGAGTCTGTATGAACGCGGCGCAGTTTCCACACCTTTGTTTCTTGGCATCTGCTGGAGTTACATCCCACTCATCTCCGAGTTTCTTCCAATAATCCTCATTGGGTTCGGAAGGATTAAGTGGTCCATACATTGCTGAGTCAATAGCGGTTTTACGATTTTTAAGGTTCACCTTAATATCGCCTGTTGCCGTAGGGCAAGCCTCTGTTTTTGCTTTACGAATTACAGCAGCGTACTTACCTTTTTTGTCACTAATTACAATTAAATCTTCACGCTTGCCACTTAGTGTGTAGTCATTAACATTCAATGTCATGGTTATTCTTTCTTATCTTTCTTTCTAGCAAGCGGGTGTTCATCTGGAAGTAAGTCGGTGTCATATGGGCTGCGCTTGTAACGCCCAGTCTTTAGTGCGTGTAGGAATCCATTTACTCTACCAAATGCCCATTGTTCTCGACCCGTTACATTAGGGCGAACGGATGATGGGTTTGTGTTATATGCGCCAACACCTCGTCTGTAAACTTCCATCAACTTGGCTGTTGTGGTTCGCTTGGCTTTGTTGTCGCCAACTTCCTCATTGTGTTCCTTGACTTTTTCGCTCAAGGTATCTTCTGTGGATTTAGTTACATCTTTGTCTGTTAATCGTAATCCGCTAAAAGGTTTTGCTAGACGCCTATCAGTCTCTTGGTATCCACGAAGTTTTCCAGACTTAACTAAATCCCAAGCCCAGTCCTTCCATAAAACTCCCATGAACACTGTGTTTTTTGGATAGGTAAAGTTTTCTGTGTCGCCGCTTGCCTTTGACATAGGAACACTTAACTCATATGGGAAGGTCATAATTTCAACCCATTCACCAGCAACTACATCTCGATTATGTTGTAAGTGGATGTTTCTGTTCCCTGCGCGACCATATTCCCAGATAGCGGTTTGTAATTCTTCCTCATCTGTCCATTCGCTATGTGCGTCAAGTGTGTTGGGGATATACAAAGGTCCAAGCGTAAACTTTTTATCGTCTGCCTTCATAAAAGGTTCGTGAAAATCAAATGCCTTTTCGACAGAGGATAAAATACCTCTCACCCAACTAAAGCCAGCGTCTCCACCCCAAGCATCCCAAGCGACTCTGCCAGCAGACGGATAGTTCTTCTCGCCTCGGGAAAAACCTTCAGCCTTTTTATCTACCTCGTGTCGAGAAAAGAATGAGTTCATACGCTTAACTGTTCTTAAACTTACTGGTCGTCTTCCCGCAAGTTGCGCGGCTCTGGCTCGACCTACATCAGTAAATCCTCCACCAGCCTTACCTTCTTTTATCCATGCGAGCGCACGCTTTGCTTCAACCGCAACAGCAGCAGGTGGCGTGAAAGTATCGGACTCGGCTTTTTCAAGATTTTGTTTTACTGGGTTCACAAGGATTTCTAACCCATCGCCCCATAAGCCAAACGCAACCTTAAATACATCTACTTCATTTTCTTCCCATTGGATAATAATGTCTTCGACTAATTCTTCTTCACCAACAAATAGGTTTTCTAACTCAACCCCATCAAGTGTTACTTCTGGGTCAATGATTACTTCCTTTGAGAACAATTCCTCGGTGCTTAAATCAAGACCGCGCTTGCCAAGTTCCTTTGTAATGTAGTGATGTGTTGCTAGAGATGTTGCTGTTATTTCAGCAGACTGTATCTTTTGTTGTAACGCAACTAGGGAACTTGTCTTTGCTTTCTGAATAGCGTCTGGAACATTCGCATATAAGGCGCGAACCTGCTGAACCGCTGCTACTTTTGTAGCATGGCAAGCAACGAGTTCACCTGTATCAGATTTCACTACCGCAAAGCCTGAACAGCCCTCAACATTTTCTTCGACCTTATATGGCATAGGGTTATTCTATCTGCTCTCGTCTTGCGCTTCTGGTTCGACTTCATTTGATTCTTGTGTTTCTTCCGTTGATTTAGCGACCTTTACTTTGCCAGTGCCGCGAATAATCTTTCCATCTTCGAGCCGACCTACAAATCGTGACATTATTTATCCATTCTTTGAAAGATTGCTATTGGTTTACCTTGATGGTCTGTGCTTGTGCTCATACCTAAGAATAATAGAGCGGTATCACGAGGAAGTAGAACTTCACTTTCCTTGCCCCAGAACTCACCTGTACCATCTCGCCCTCTTGATGTTAAGAATGTATCAACAGCCAACCCTTTGCCTGATTTGCTTGGGCTTGGAAGAATTACAGTTACAGTGTCGTTGCCGCTTCCTATTTCGCCTAGCGCATTTCTTAATGTCGCATTTTTTGTAACATTAGTTCTCGTTGTGCTCATAAAACCTTTGTCTATGAAAACATCACCGGGGTCCAAACCTTCAAGGAGATTATCCTCGGTGACGCGATATAGGTTTTTGTCACCAAACATATCTGGGCTTTCCGCAATAGTTTTATCCAAAACGCTTATTTTATTCTCCATGTAGGTATCGCTTTTTTGCTTACCTCTTGCCACAGCATTTATACCTCGATAACCAGAGGTTGCGTAATCTTCGACCTGAAACTCTGCTATGATGTTTTCTTCATTTAATTCAGAGTATTTTTGGTCGTATGAATCAGTAAGTTTTTTCCTATCGTTTACATTATATTTATTCCAGTCATTCGCCTCGCGAAAACTTTCATCATTAACAGCCCTTACAGCATCCGCTGATGCTTCACCGCCACCCCCACCTTTGCCACCATGAGTTTTCTGGTTGTGGCTGCCGTGTTTCTTTACATCTGGTTCATGAAATACAACCTCTGAAATGTCCTCATACATAAACTTGCTCATTGTTTTATCCCTATCTTGTAATTACTGCCAAGACTAAATGGATTATCTTCTATGCTTAAAATCTCAAAGGTAGTACCTCTGCCCAAAATAAGTTCCTTTTCGCGCCTTAGTTCAGTGCCACCAATTTTGCCTGATGTAAAAAACTTTGATGGGTTAATTGCTTTTGTTCCCTTGGGTAATACTATCTCCATTACATTACCGCTAGGTCTTGATGGAAAACCTCTCGCAATACTTCTATCCAATGATACTGATGTAAAACCATTGTCTGTAAATGTTGCGCCGACCCCTTTTGCCTGTAAATCTGTAGCAAATGCCGCACCAATACCTCGATAGACCACAGTGTCTTCAGGTAGTGCTGGGGATATTTCAACAAGTCTATCCAACTGTGAAACTCTTTCATTTAATACTTCGTTCATTCTTCCTTGTGCGCCCAGCGTTCCTGTTGTGTTGCGAAATGGGTCGCGTAGTGCGCTGTTGATATAAGAGTGACCCATTCCCTCTGGAAATTGAACTACATAATCTCTAAGCGAAGCGGCTAATTCAGGATTGGACTTTCGTGTTGGGTATTCTAATGCTGCGCTACCGCTGCCTGAACCTCCACCTTTGCCACCGTGAGTCTTTTGATTGTGCGACCCATGCTTAAGGATTAAATCAACATTCCTTTTCTTAAATGTTGCGCCTTCTGTAAATGACCCAGCCAGCCTTTCAAGCGCACTCATCACCCACCCGTACTTACTTCGATAATTTTCATGGTCACGCCGTTAATGACTTCCTCGGTAATATCCTCAACATTGAATTGTGTGCCGCGGTTTAACACTACCTCAAACTCGCTGCTATCTGGAATAACAACACCGCTTGCCCCCATTGAGTCAATTCGCAAGATGGTCGCAGACTCGCCTTGTCGGACACCGCCTGTAACACCACCACTTGATTTGGAAAAACTTGCTGCTGTAATTGGGTCTGTGGTTGTTGCCTGAAATAGTGGAGATGTAAACGAATCCCCTACATTCAAGTTGTCAAGACCTTCTGTTTGACCTCTGTATAAATAACCAACTTCATCACTATCAAATGGCATCATGGCAGCATCAAACTCGTCAATAACGGATTGCGCTTCTGGTGATGGATTGTCTGAAAGTAACCCGCTTTGAACTCTCCTATAACCTTCACCTTGCCACTCTTGTGCGGCAACAGCAAAGGCTTCACGCTGTTCATCGCTTTGAAAACTATCTTCCATAAACCTTTCACGCATCGCGTATTCTGATTTGCCCTCTTTAGTTGGGGTAGCGTAGTCACCAAGAGATGAACTTCCGCCACCGCCCTTACCGCCATGGGTTTTTTGATTATGACTTCCGTGTTTAGCAAACAGCCATGCGGTCTTGCGAGTTTTCTTAATTGGTGTGTAAACACTTTTGTTGAACTCTGCTTCCGCTGGAACAATCACCGCAGTACACAGACAATTCACATGAACTGGAGGCATGATGTCGCCAGTGGAAAATAAACCTTCCCACGGAACAGTTTCGTTGTGCATTGGTCGGCAGGTAGGGCAGTTGCGTTCATCCTGTGAGGTTTTCCAACGCTTCTCGCTTCCTGTAGGAAGAAATCCTTGTTGGTCTGCCTCTGCCCATGACAGTAAGCGACCTGCGTTTGCTGCTGCGTTAGTTTCTGTTCGAGCGATACGAGTGGCTCGTTGTTTAATTAGTCTGGTTCGGTATCTTTCACCAAGTTTTTTTGCCGCACGAGCAGCGTTCTCGTATGACATTCCATCATCAAGTAATGCGTTGAGGTTCTTTTCATAAAATGTACCTAATGCTCTTGCTTGCCTACTATCGAGCCCAACGACTCTGGTAACTCCGTCAATTACTTCCTCGCGGTTAAGTTTGCCTTGTAATCCTCGCGCAATAGTTTCGGCAACAGCCTTCTGTGACTCTTTTGTAATACCAAGTATGCGAGCACCTGCCCGTTGTTGCGCCCACGCTATCGCTCTCGGGTCTGTGGCTGTAAAAGAACTTGCGATTTGTATTGACTTAGGCATCGCTGCTGCGCTGATGTTTGCTGACGCTGCGATTTGGTTAGCAAGTGTTGGAATAGTTTTATCCAAAGCACCAACAAAGTTACCCCATTGTAAACCGATAGCACCGCCAGATGGATTGTTTGATGCGATTGCTGCGCGTATTGCTTCAAGGGTAATAGCGTTATTTAAGTCATTGGGCATCTGAGAGAAAGCCTTGACGTAAATGTTGTAAATTTGTTGCTCGTACTTAGTAAACTTAGACGCAACCCCGCGAAGGACTGGGTCAATCTTACGAGCCTTTGTTACCAGTGGCACTTCTATTTCGTTTCTGTTTTAGTCGGTTCCGTGGTATCAAGGGCATCTTCATCATTACCTCGGTCTGCCTCTGGTTCTTCCTTTTCATCCTCATCATAGTCAAGGTCTGTGTCCTTCTTATCTCGCATTGGCAAGCCAGCAAGACCGCGTAGGAATTCTTCCATGTCCTCATCAGGTGTAATTGCACCAGCGGTTGTAAGTTTGGAAACATAATCAGCAATTTCAGTAAGGTCAATATGACTTACCTCTGAATAAACTAATTGTGGTGTTGAGCCAATTTTCATGCCGTTCATTTTCAGCAAGCGTGGTATCGCGTGGTAGTTAATTACCTCAGCGATTGATTTACAGATGGCTTCAATCGCCATTGTCCATAGGTCAATCTTGCTACTACCAAGCGCAAAGGAACCTGTGCGTTCATGTCCAAGTAAGATGAAGTCTGATAGTACCGACATCGCAATACGCTGGTCATAGCGGGAAATAACTTTGTCTGTATCAAATTGTCTCGACCCACCTGAGTTAAGTAACTCAATCGAGAACATCTTGTTGCCTCTGTCATCAAATACAAGAGGAAACACAATGCCTTCTTGCTCATTACGCTTTACATTCTGAACAATACTTACAATGCTGTCACGCACTGCTTGTTGGTCGGCTGTTGCTGCTGAACTTAAATACTCTGGTGGCATATAGGCAATAGGTAATCCTGCTAAATCACGCTCAATACCAATCGCTTCCATTTCTTCAATGCGACGCTTGAAGTACCATGGGCGATAAGATGTGCGAAGTAATGATTTACCTTCTGGGTTATTCTTTGCTGAAGTAGTGCGGAACAATAAACCTTTGTCAATTGGAATACGGTGAATACCCGCACCATAAGGGTCAATCTGTTCGAACCCTTGAATACCGCCACCCTCATCAAACATCCAGTTGTTATGAGTCTCTTGTCCGCGGATAGGCCATTTACGCCAGCCAATCTTTCCATCGCTGAACGCTGAACGGCGAGAAGGGTCTTCATTACCTGCGCCATCTCTAATCTTGTAAACAATCTCGTGGAACGCATAGCCATAAACAAGCATTGAAAGTATCTGAGATAAAGTTGAATCCCATGAATCGCTCATGTCATATAGACATTGTTCAACAAACTCTGCGGTATCTCTATCTTCTTGTTTATCGCTTGATGGCTGGATTGTCCACTCTAAGCGCAGAATTATCTTTTCAATAGCGTAAAGGATTGACCCAATAACTGGGTCATTCTCAGACATTTCAC